GCCTGGAACGCGGGTCAATTGGGCGTAAAGTTCGTCCGTAAGCCCATCGACACCCTCAAATCCGAGAACCTTATCGATCTGGATTCCCATCAGGCGCTGGGTGTCGTCCAGGTGCGAGGTCAGCCACTGTTGCAGCATCAGCAGATCGACCAGCTCCGAACGCCCCCAGAAGTAGTTGGCGACGAAATTGGGTTGGATGAGTTGGAACGGGATCGTCTCGGGGCAATAGAGGTTGCACGTCTTGAACAGCGGGGCCACGAGGATGTCCGGCTCGATAAGCTGAAATGTCGTCCAGTCTTCGCCGCCACCCCGCGTGTCGTCTTTCACCCAAAGTTCGTGCATCGGGTAAAGTTCGACCGCTACCTGCGGGCCTAGCGTCGCGAAATTCGGGTCATTGGATAGCTGGACGATGCCGCCCGGTTGTGGGCGGGTCATGTTTTGCAGGCCGGTATCCAAGATCGCCGTAGAAAGGACTTGGTGCATGAAACTCGTCGGCTGACCGGCGTTGTTGTCCTTATTCGCGTTGGCAATGATGCGCTTATAAAGTTTCTCGGCATTTGGAAGGCTGCGGACGCGCCTCCAGACTTGCTGGCTGGTCAGCCAGCATGTTTCAAGAAAGTATTCCTGTTCGTGCAGATCGTTGCAGGATTCGTCGCACACGCCGAACTGATGCGGCAGAACGAGCTTGGCTCCCTGATATTTGAACCCCCCGTCGCCATCCATCCCGCCGAGCTGCTTGATCAGGCACGCACCGTAGGTCAGCGCCTCTTTGACACCGTGCCCGAACTTCATATCGACGTTGTGACGTTCCCACTCGCGCGTCACCATCCGCGCAACCACCGCACCCTTTTCCTGCCAATCCTTGCCATAGACGTTTTCGTAATCGAGCGCGAAGCGCAGACCACTTGGAGAAAACAGATGCGACGCAAGGCGATCCACATGCCCGTAAAGCATATTGGCAAGCGCCAGGCCGCCAGCCGCACGCCCCGTCTCCGACCACTGGTAGTATTGCCGATACGCGGACGCACGCTGTGCCTGACTGACACGGCAATCCTCGACGAGTTTAATCGCGAGCTTGGTCCGCTCTTCCCTCGTTTCAGGGATCAGCAAGGCATGTGAGCGTCCAACCTTTCAGCTATAGACACATCAACCGGCGCTTCACCATGCGCAACCATAATTTTATCCACTCGCGGTTCCAAGATAACCACCCGTCTATTTCTACAGAACAATGGGTCTGAGTAACCTGCTCAACCCATCCTTGAAACTCACCATTCCGCGAAGCCCGACATGATGTTATAGCCTCATCGGCCGTAAAAGCCATCGTTTGCCCTGTTGTGCAGGCAATATCTAGGCGCGGCGTACTGATCCCAATAGGCATACCTTCTTCATCAACGACGAGACAAGGAGGCTCAGTCCAGCGGTAGTAGACGAGCGACACCGCGAAAAACTTCGGGCGCATCATTTGGTTCAGGCCCTTCAATCATGGCTTGTAGCTACCAATACGGCCCGCGCCAACAAGAGAAGCTACCTGCTGATGGTGCTGTGAGACAACAGCCTTGCGCGCGCCCTCACCCGCATAAGCGCCAACGCCGTGCCGATTAGCTTCCGCGAAAGCCATTGCGTTGGCCTGATGACCCGTTACCTGCGGGGCCGCCGCCATCATCTGTGTTACCGGATTCGGCGGCGGCGGCACATAGGCAATGTCACCCTCGCGAGAATTGTCCTTCATGTTCGTGATATGCGTGTGCGCGTAGTCCGATGCGGAACCACCGCCAACCTGCGCCATCATCTCGGCGCGGAGGCGAGAGCTGTCTTCCATCCCGTAATACACATCGTCTACCGCCTTCGCCTTTCCAGAGCGCACGGCGGGCGCTTGCGGAACAAACACGGGTTCTGGCGGAATGTCGAGATTCATCCACGAACCGCAAAGCTCGCACCGATCCGGCGGCGGATCGTCCTGCAAAACGTGCATGAACTTGAACGTCCCCTCGCAGTCGGGGCAGCGGTAAAAGCGATTAAAGGCCATCAGAACCGCCTCGTTGCCGGCACTAGCCGACGCATCATGCCCGTGCTCGCCCGACGCTGTGCTCGCATCGCTTGCAACGCCGCACCCTCGCGCGTCGCTTGCTTCTCTTTCAAGAAGTAGTCCAATGTCGAGCGGTTGAAAAGAGCGTACTGGTCGATAATCGACAGCGACAACTTCGCGCGCTCCGACTCACGGGTGCGATTTCCGGTGATCAGGCCACGCCGTAATTTCTCGTCCCAGGCGCGCACGCCCAGCGCCAGAGCGAAGGTACGATCGTCTCGCTTGTTGCCTGGAGCGCCGATCGAATCGCCGTCGCGGGTGATCGATTTCATCTCTTCAACGGCATCGATAGAACGCACTAACAGTGTGCTTGAATGTAGATAGTTTCGGCAAGCTTCAAAAATCTGGACCTTGTTTTGGGTCGCGGTCTTCCATTGTAACGAGTGCCCCGACGTGAGCGAGTCAGAGCGCTGGAACACGTAATTGCGAGCATTGTTGGCGATGTTCGCGATACCCTTTTTCTCCGCTGCGGCACGCATGTATCCCTGATTGAGCAAACCCTGAATGGATCGATACTGCCGCCACACCTCCTCGCCCGGCCCGTTCAACTCGCAGATCATCAAAATGCGATTGTTCGGCTTCGCGCCGTAGTAACCTACTAGCGACCACAACAATTGAGCGAACTGGTGCGGCTGAATCGTCGCTGTCGCGTATTCGGCGACCTGATCAATGCCATCTGCAAAGCATCGCATCACTTGCGCTGCCGAATTGTTGTTATATTCATTGTGCCCGAAGGCTGGGTCACCCGCCACGATGTACGTACTGTCCTGAACTGGCTCTTCCCAGATTTTGACTTCCATCTCGCGCCGGGTACGGGCGGGGTAGAAGTCGGCATCAACGAAGTTGTCGCTGGGATGAAATCGGAAAGTCTGCGGGCGTGGGGTTGTGGCGATGCGCGCGGAAACCTGAGTCAGCCTATCAGCCTCAAAGAAGGTTGAGCCGGTCTGTTGGAACGCCTCATCTTCGGTCCAGGGCTGCTCCTGGACCAAATTTGTATCTTCCGGTTCGCCTTCTTCTCGCTCCTGCGTTGGGTCCGATCGCTTGCGATACCACGCCAACTGTTCTTGCGTGATATCCCAGCCATACATATCCTTGACAGCATGGATGCGCTTCAGTTCGCTCGGATTTGGCGGCTCAACTCCATACTTCTCAAAGTCGGCAGTTCCACGCGCGACTTCCTGATTGTCCTTTGCCCACCATCCGAAGAAAAGCGCTCGCTTAGCATCGTCCTCGCGAGCCTCGGTCCACATGTCGTGCCAAGAATTGAATCCCCTAGCAGTAGATTCCCAGAGGTACAAACGGTCAGGATATTCTTCTGAAAGCGATTGCCTGAAAGAAGTTAACCCTTCATCATTATTCCACGAACACATTTCACTTGCGTGGACGAAGTTTAATCCTACAGATCGCCCTAAGCCACCGCCAGTTCTGCTATTTTTTACCCCTGCCGCCATAAACAATAGTTGGGAATCGTTCTCTAAAATGATGCCGTCCCTATTATCCTCGCGGATGCGCGGGAACTTCACGCTCTTGGGCAAGTCGCGGATGATCCCGATGATCTCGCGGCGGGCACGAGCTGTGTTATACGCTGTATCAAACACCATCGCACCTTGAAGGCCGTCATGCATCCCAAGCCACAGGATCGATAGAGCGCGCGCTACTGTCGAAATCCCAAGCTGACGACTTTTAAGGATGCTGATGTCATGGACGCCATCAGCCAACGCACCAAACACTCCGTCAAGGAACATGTTCTGCGCTCGGTAGATGTGATCACCGAGGCAGGTGTGCCCGCCTAATTCCTTACTATTGACGAAAGTGTTGCCAAGAAATTCATAGGCAATCGCGCGGAATGCCTCTACGCGGACTGGATTCCAGCCTTCAGCCATCCATCTTGCGATTCCAACCTTTCTTAACCGGCCTAGGACGACTCAAAGCCTCTCTTTCCTCAGGCCGCAATGGCCGCCTAGCAAGCGAATCAATCATCGCTATTAATTTCGAGCGCCGTTTTTGTTCCTTTTTCTGACCAGACATTTTAACGCCATCCCAACCCCGTCGCTCGCTTGGCAATCTCCTGCTGAAGCTCGGAGACTGCGCCATCGACGCGCATCTTGATCGACCCCCAGAAGTGATCGATCGCCGGGACACCCTCTACCGTGAACACGGCGATAGGATCGCTTTTGACACCGCTCACGGTCGGCGGCACGATCAGAACGGCACCGGCAAACTCATCCGGGTTCATCGCTCTTATGCGCGCAGCCATTTGGTCAAAAAGGTCGGCGGGGTCAGCCATTTGCCAAACTTTCGTTAGTCAGAGCAAATTCGCCGAAATAATGGACGGCGGCGCGGTCATACGCAACCTTGGCCTCATCAAGAGACAAAAAACTTCCGAGCCAAACCCCTTTCCCGTTTACGTGCACGCGAGCACGCCATTTCTGGATGCTCTCTTGCCAAATAACGCCTTTGTACCCGCGAGTGGTTCGCGGCCTCTGATTGGCAGCGTTCTGCTGGGGCGTCGCTAACCTCAAATTTACTATTCTATTATCGTTTCTGATCCCATTGATGTGATCTATCTGTTTGTCTGGCAATTCCCCGTGCACCAACAGCCAAATGAGCACATGCGCTTGGCGCAACTTCCCCCCTATGTGAACATTGAAGTAGCCAGTCCTTGGATTCAGATACCCTGCATAACCTTTCCGATTCGGCCTGCCCTTGCCGGTCCGCGCCCAACACAGCATCCCTGTGTCCGGGCAATAGGTCAGGTCTCTAACGATTATCTCGCGGAACATCTCAGCGGGTGCTGGCATCACCTGTCCTTTGGTTGACAACCCAATCCGGCACTTTAGGCTGAGGTTTGGGGGCAACCTTCCAGAGAGGCGGAACTTTCTGCGCCTGATGAGGCTTCAGCCCTTGCCAATTCTTCTCGCGCAAGCGGGAAGCTGCATCCGCACCGCCAAGCGTATTGAACGCCGGGAACTCAAGACCCGACTGCTTGGCGAGCGCTAGCGCTTCATCCTCACTCTTCGCGACGTAAGCCTTGCCATCCTTAATCCATAGGGACGGGACATTGACCCACGACCCATCCGGCCTCTGTGCCGTCATGGTAATCTCGCTCGACCAACTACCGTTCGGGTTCTGCAACCATTCTCCAGGAGCGAACGGGCGCGGCGAGCCTTCAGGTACGGTAGGCGCTAGGGCTGGATTGAGGTTCAACGTACCAGGTATAAAGCCCGGTCCCGGCATCTGCCTCTCTGCAATCGAGACCACACCTGTCGTCGGCAATCCCGTCAGGGCCGGCCCAGTCTGGGGTATGGCCCCGTATTCATCCCCACGGGGATAATCCTGGGTGCGAGGCGCAATCCCCACCACGTCAGGACTTTCTTGCCCCTGCGGCAAATGAGGCGGCGCTACGGGCGCGGGCATCAGGTCTTCTTTCTCGCGGTAAAGCCAAGGACATTCTGATGAAGCGCCTCGCCGATGGACGGCGCATTCCAGATTTTCGCCACCGTCTCTGCATCAACCTCATGCTGCGTGCTCTTGCCGTTCTGGTACTCGACAGTTAGCACGCCCGCTTCCTCGTCGTAATCGAGGGCATCGACGAACGAACTATAAACTGCCTTACGCGCCATAGGCCCGGTTCCCCGCGTTGATCATCCCACGAATGGCGTCGTCTTCCGCCGCCTCGGACGCGGCAAGACCCGCTGGCGTAATGACATAGTTCACGGCATCAAGCATCCGCATATAACCCCGCGCAGTCAGTGCCTTGATCGGCAATTCCCAGCGCCCGATCGGGATCATATATTGCCCCTGCGCCGCGATCATCAACACCGCTCGCTCGTCGTTGCTCAGCAAAGCAATGATATCAGTCATCTTTGAGCGCCACCTCCATCATCTCTCGCCATTTTTCCTCAATTGCCGACTTGTAAATGATCGCAGGGCCGTCATCGGGCAAACGCCATGCTGCATCGAGCATCGCCTCGGTCGGCTCCCGCATCGCCTCGATTGCGTTTCTTGCCGCATCCATACAGAGATCGCACGGTTTCATTTGCCATTTTGTCCTCTTGCTGGGGGCGGTCCGTTGCCGAGTGCAACGGTCTGCATCAATACACCCAATAGCTTCAGCAACACGCTCTATCATCTCGCTCATGCCCGCATCGCCAGCGGCTCAATCCGCTCCATCGTCAAAACCTCCCGCGCCGTGATGAGTTGGTTCGCCGCGTTGACCACCTGGTTCATCAACTCGCCCTGCGCGTCCGTCGAGAGCCGCCCCATGTGCTCGAACCGCTGTAGCCGCCGGTAGATCGACATCCAATGGTGCAGGTAATGGAAAGCGTTCAATTCGTATAACTGCTTTTCCTGCCTCTCGTCCACCGCCGCCGCCAGCATCCCGCCCGTTCCGGTGTTGTCCAGGCTCGCGTGCTTGACGTAGTAATGCAGCGGTTCATCGAGATAGTAGATGCCGCGTTCCATGAGCGCCATCGCGGGCAGCACCATGTCCTGACCCTCGATGCCGGCCAGCGGCCCATACTTCTCGAACAGGTCGCGCGACCACGTGCTCGAACCGGACGAGCCGATGAGATACTTGAAACAC